CTTCCTTTGATTTTCGATCTGAATCAGAAGCACCAACTTGATACAACTCTTGAACAATCAAACCGAGAGAGTCTGGTATCAGACCCTTGTCCTCTTCCGAATCCTCTGTTATATAACTCTTGCTCTCAGCTTTTATTTCTTCATACTCTGCCATAAGATCAAGACGACTTTGATTTATATGATTTATATGTTCTTAACTTTATACCTTTCATTTCAGCCTTTCTAATTAAGGCTATTCTTTTCTTTATTTCTGCCTTTCTTTTCTTTTCGGCTACCAGTTTCTTTAGTTTAGCTAAAGCCTTTGCTTTAGCTACGGCTGATCTCTTCTGTACTATACCTGTTCTTCCTGCCGCATAATGACTTCCATTTGACTTCTCACCTTTATGTGCCATAGTTGCCTCCTATTTATTTTTAATCCATTGGTTAGATCTATGGTCAAATGAACTGGTCACTCCTGTAGTTGGATTCCTATCACTCCACTGAGATGGTTTCTTCTTACGAGTAGCAACTGCTGCTCCTGCTACTCCTGCTGCTACTGATGCCACTGCTGCTCCTGCTACTCCTGCTGCTACTGATGCCACTACAGCTTGCTTATGTGTTATTATTGGTCTCTTAGCCTTAGTAACCTTCATCTTTGGAGTCTTCTTCGATAGCAGCTTCTGTGTCTTCATAATTTGAAGTTGTTCCTTTCCTATATTAGACTTTTGTTCCTTAGTCATTTTAGGATATTTATTTGGGCCTGTTCTTGTTATTATTACTCCATCTGATCTCTTCCTTGTTCCAGTATTTGATTTTGATACCTCACCACGAACTTTTCTTCCTCCTATGCCTGTGCCCTTTACAGGATAAGCACCACTCTTTACGGAAATTGCACCTTCTGTCCCAAGTGCTTTCTTCCACTTAGGCTGTTTTACTTTTGCCATGTTGCTCCTTTACAAAAAGATTATTATTTACCTGCTGACTTTTTTTTCTTTGCGTCTGATCTTTTTTGCATCTCTTCCTCCATCTCCCTCTGAGTAAGACCATCCCATGAAAATGCTGTATCCTCCTCAACTTCCATTACTGTAATATTTCCTGGAGCTGATTTCTTTTTAGCTTCAGCCATACTTATCTCCTATATGATAATTATCCAAATACACTTATAATCAATACTTTATAATCTAAAAATTGGTTCGTCAACATAAAGAATTCTTTACTAACTCTTTACGTAAAACTCGGTTCGTTCTGATTTTGGTAGGGAGAATACAGGGGCTGGATCATGGGGGTACATATAGCACATATATGCCGCAATTGCAAGAGACATCACCCTGTCATCATGACATCCATGCTGTGCTGTTTCCTTGCCGTCTCTGTTAATAACAAAGGTCTGAAGTTCATCAACTGTTGTCTTGGAGAAAATCTCAATCTGCTTTTCCCTTATTAATCTACGCAGCAAATCAAGTATTAACTTCCTTGTTTTTATGTTAGTATTAAACCCTAATCTCTTCTTCTGTCTCTGACCACGTTCATCAAGGGCTTTCTCTATATACAGATTTTCATATGAATGTATTGAAGAAAGAAACTTCAAGGTTAAGAGTCCATGATTGTTATTTTCAACTGCAACCAGAGCCATGTTATACCATGTAGCAACTGTAGCAATAACCCATGCTAAAAGATCCGGGTCTATCCTGGCAGACCATGTTGCACACTCCTCATAAGTCTCTGCATCCAAGACTGTAATAACTGAGTAATCTGAATCACCAGTCTGGCTGAGGATACCTTCCGATACATCAACACCTACCCTATATTCTCTCTCATCTTGCGGGGGGTTGAACACAGACAGTTCACCCTGAGGATGCTTCTTCATAAAATAACGCATCTTTTCAGCACCATCCTTATATATAAAGTCATTGACTGGCACTTCAAATTTCTTAGGAGGAGATTCCCGTTCTCTTTCATCTGCATCAAACCACATTTGAGTTAATGTTATACTGTCAAATGCACTACGGCCTGAAGCCACAAAAGCTTCTCTCGCAGTAGTAGGATATTCCTGATGGAATACACTGAGATCACCCTGACACTCTGGAGATATTATCTTATTCCTACGCCACTTTAAGTGTTCAAGACCAATCTTGAACTCTACCAGACCCTCCGGTGTATCATATGAAACCTCTACACCAAGAAGTCCTTTCTCTTCCTCTCCACCAAAAGATGGATTAGTACCAAGAGATTTCTTGAAACTTTTACCTTTCTTTTCCTCCTCACTTAATTCAGTTGAGTATTCATCGAACACAAACCAAGGAAAGAAGATGGGCTTCAACCCGGAATCATCCTTCTCTGCACGCCACCACTCCCGTTCAAAATAATTACCCACTCCCTTTGCTGTACTTTCCATCCAGATTTCTGTACCATACCCCTGTATCACACAGTTCATTAAACCAGTTGCATATTCCTTTGCCTTGCCACCCCAACGTGCAACCTCTGAACAATGAAGCATATCAATACCTGCACCTACAACCTCTGATCCTTCAACTGTACTCATACCATATCGGGAATTCAGTCCCTTACCATCAACTGATCCCCAAGTCAGTTCCTGTTTACCACTGTAATGCGACAGTGGTTTGATAAAAGCCGGATAGTTCTGTTCCATGACTTTAGTCATCTGGAACATTTCTGAAGTTGTATTCTTGGAATGTGTACAGATATGTACAAGTTGGTTGAACATGGTAGCAGCACGTTTGAACATTCGTGCCTGAACGTAAGTAGAGATACCGAAACGCCTTGCCTTCAATACTATTATTCTTACATGACCTACATCCTTCAGTTGCTGCTGGGCTACTCCATGAAGTATCTTCTGGACTGAATTCATTTCAAACGGAATCAGCTTCTTTGTACCCAGCTCCTGTATCTTTAAACAATACTGGAAATATGCCGAATGATCCTGAAGCTTATCCATAAGCTCCTGCATTGCTTCTTTATTAGATTTTGCCGCCTCCATCTGTTTTTATAAACTCCTCATATGGAATAGATCCCTTCCTTATATTACATTCCTTACAGCATACGGCAAGATTTGCCGGGTCGGTAATTTCTTCCCTGGTCTTTAATCTGGAGATGGGATGCCTGTGGTCTAGCACCCAGTCACCATCAGCTTCCAATCTCTTCCCACATATGTAACATGGAGCTGTCGTATGATCTCTTTCTTTAGCCTTGAGCCAGCATTGAATATATGTAGTCCTGTTATAACCTCCCTTACGTGCCCTTATCTTACCAGCCGCCTTGTTCCTGTGGAAAGCAGCCCTGTCCTTACAGTTCCGGTTGCAATACCTCTGTACTGTTGGAGTATGAATATTAGGTGTAAATTCCTTACCACAATCTTCACAAATTTTGACCATAGATTCCTTCATAGTTTATATATTAATTATGAAGAAACTTGATCCAACTTACTTCCAGACCTCTTGTTCCATTTTACTTTAAGTAAGTACCCATATAACGTGCAATTAGTATTGCGTCACAAATACCATGATCTTTTTTTCTAGTCAGTTTTATATCTGGATAAAGCTGACCAACCTTTTGAATAGATGAACCTTTCTCCTTGGGCATGTCTGCAAGCATAACCTTCTTCCAGCTTGGAGGGCGTATCAAGATGTACGGCAAGCCCATGCCCACGCATAAACCTCTCAGAAACCCGTAACTAGCCATATACCTGCCACTTGATACGACCCCCTGGTTCGGCATCGTCTGTGATTTCTCTATACCTACAGTTAAATCTACATAATATGGAGAGAACCTACGGAATATTTCCCGTAACCCCGGCTCATCCAACTCACGTTTCTTGGCTACCTCAATAATAGGCATGTCCTCATAGTGGATAACCTGCAGTTCCTTATCCAATACCGCCAATGCTCCAGAAAAACCTGGATCAATTCCTAAGTACATTATCCAACCCCCATAAATGTGCTAGTTCATCTTGGATATCTCTCTCTTCCGCCCTATCAATCTGCCACTTTATCTCACCCTCTACCTCAATCTTTGCTACCTGATCTCCATACCTTGTTATCTTACCGCCATTCTTTAAATATTCCTCAACAGCAGACTGGATCTCCATCCTCTCTTTACTGTCTGCTTTTGTATGCTCGGCTATTGTAACTTTTCTTTCACCAAAGGCCGGGGAACACCAATTAGCATCAAACCTTTTTGCCCTTCTCTCTTTAGGCTCCTTTGGAATAAGCTTACGTTTAATATCCCTACGTTTAATCTGCTCAACTGTCCAGCAATGATGACTGCAATACCTCTGCCTAGTTGTTTTTGGGATAAGAGTCTTACGGCATGTATAACAATTGATTGGATCAAGTTCAAGTTTTTTCCGTCTCTCTTTAGCTTTTTGAATTGTATTGTAATAAGAACATGCCTCTGAACAGAATCGTTGTCGGTGAAGTGGTAACTCCTCCTTACAAACGAAACATGTTTTCATTTTTCCTCTGCTTCAACCATACTGAACATTGTACCTATACTATCGGCAATGTCTAAGAAAAATGTATCAGATTTTAAATTTTCCCTTTCTGCCGTAGCTTGAAGATCTGCATAAGGTATGCCAGTTTTCCAGGAAACTGCTGCTGATGCTACCATCATTGCCAGCATTGCCCTTGAATCCATTACCAGCTTCTGCTCAAACTTGGTCTCCTTTAGTGTCTTCTTCTTTCTTGCCATTTTCCTCCTTTATAAATTCACCTTCAATTATATCCTCTATCTGAGGATTCATTTGTATATCAAGCTCCTTAAGTGCATCCTCAACCCTGTATATATTCTCACTCCTCTGCTCTATATACTTATACTCGTTAGGCATCGCAAGTGCAATCCTTTCACTCCTGATGATATCCATAACAGTCTTAGCCTTGGCTGACAACAACTCAACCTCTGCCTTCTCATTCGACAGCAGCACTAACTCCTTTAACCTGTTTAACTCATCAAGATGCTGATCTGATATCGTAGCCCTGTAGTCTGCATACTTCCTGATCATACGAGTATGTACATCAGTCAATGCATCCTCCCTCTTAGACGCATATTCCCAATCACCTTCTCCCACATACTTCTGCAGGGTACTCCTCCATATACCATACTTCTCAACTATCTGTCCTCTGGTAAGGAGACCAGACTCATAGTCAACCTTCAGTGCAGCCTTCATGACAGCACGATGATGTGCCTTCTCAGACCTGGAACCAGTAGTAACCTTGGTGCTATTCTTGTTACCCTGCTTCTTAACCTTTATCCTTCTTCCTACCTTACTCGCCATTCTTTTCCAAAGTTATAAAATTGCAGTGACGAATGGGGATATCATAGAAATCCTCACCTTCAGGAGCACGTATATTGGAAATGTTCTTGATGTATTTGTCTTTGAGATGAATCCCGTTTACCAGTATTGCCCGACTGCAATCATTATTCAATACCCAAAATATTAACCTGTCAGAAAATTCCAGCAACCTCTTCTTCCTTACAGGAATGTGGACTGTATCCCAACCGGGCCACTTACCAGACCACCCTGCCTTTATCTCTACTTCGTGATGCTCCTCTACTGTAGCCTTGATGTCAGCATTATAGTCTTCACTGTCAGGCTTTAATCGCAAACCCCTTTTCGTCAGCCAACGCCTAACTGCATCCTTGCCCTGCTGATCAAAATTATTGTATAACTCTGTGCAAAATCCTATAGTAACCCCCGGAACCCTTCCATGAGTTCCATAATTGATCTGTCTCCCTGTATACCATCATCCAGACGTTGTGCCTTGGGATATGGGTGGTGGCTTTTTTCCTCCCTCTTCTTGTCTCGTTCATTAAGAAGAGCAACCTGCCTAGTCCTGTCAGCTTCCTCAATACTCCTTTTATCGTTTTCTGTTATGTCTATATTCCTAACACGGCTGCCCTGGCTTGCTAAGTAAAGCATCGTAGATAGAAAAACTACTGCTGTTATTTTTAAACCCATGTGCCTCCTTTTTTAATTTCGTTTATCCATTCTGGATTCTATCCATTGATCAACTTCTGCCTCAACCCAAGCAACTGCTCCGCAGTCTCTGCCCTTACCAAAAGCATTGGGCTTCTTAGTGGGGTTGCTTAGTTTTACACTTTTAGGGAATTCGTCATCTTTCATTGCCCTCCATAGTGAAGTGTTTTTAAACCCTGTACGTAACTTAACTTCGGACTTTCGTATTAAACGATGTCTTGGACTTACCATGTTCCTCCATATTGAGTGTATAATTTTACTTGGTTACCTATATTATAAATCAATATATATATCAGTGTCAAGTAATTTTTGGTCGGGTATTTCGACCTCAAGGGGGGGGTCAAAAAAATGGCGGGGGGCGGATGAGAGAGGGACTCCAGTATATATATATGTGGGGGGGGTGGTTCGCCCTATGGGGGGCTTCTTTCGTACGTGTGTATTGTGCGATCCATATTTATTAGGCCGGAGATTCTCGGTCTTTTTTACAAATTCCTTCGTCCTGTGATCCGCATATGTAAAATTGAATTATGCTATACTGAAATCAGATCAAGGGAATTCTCCCATGATCCCAGACACATACACACATACGTGTGTGTGTGAAACCCTCCAATCGGAGATTGTTATGGATACGAATACACAACTGCTTCACACCATCGTGGCGAAGCTGGAAATCCTCGACACACGAATGTGTGCAGTCGAGGCACAGGGTGAACGACATTCGTTCGTTCAGCCGAAGGCTAAGGCGAAGGCTGTGAAAGCAGTGAAGACGGCGAAGGTTCAGTCTGTGGAGAGCAAGGCTCACCACACCATGAAGGCTGAGCTGAAAGCTAAGCCGAAGGAAGTGCAGAAATCCTTCACAGGATGCTGGATGGCACTTCGGCAGGATGCTGGATACGGGACGAAGGGTAACATCCCTGCTCCTGTGTATTTCAAGCTTCAGATGCAAGCTTGGAATGAGGTAGCCTAACACCTGACCCCTACTGCTTCGGTGGTAGGGGTTTTTTTTATGCCTATTGAGCAGTAACGTATAGTGATTCGTTACAGTCTCATGTAACCCCTTGATGCAATGTAGCATTACAGGGACTCTTCCTCAACAACCAACCAAGAGGTGAATATGCACGATCATATGCACAAGGTAGTCCATCTAACGATAGTTGCGT